CCGCCGCAGGGCGGTTTTTTCATATCAATTTTGTCCAGCTCATGACGCGAAACCGAGCGTCCCGGCAGATGCGACCTGCGACACCAAAGCGAAGGGAAGAAAGGAAGCAAACATGAAACGCGAAGAAGTCAAGGCCATCTGCCCCGACATCACGGACGAGCAGCTCGGAAAGATCATGGACCTCGGCAGCCGTGACATCGGCAAGCTGAAGCAGGATCTCGTCACTGCCACCACGGAGCGTGACACCCTCAGGACTCAGCTCGGCGAGGCCAACACCCAGATCCAGTCCTACAAGGACATGGACATCGACGGGATCAAGAAGGCCGCGCAGGACTGGGAGACCAAGTACAACACCGACACCCAGGCCCTGAAGGACAAGCTGACCGCCACGGAGTACGGCTACGGCGTTGAACGCGCAGTCTCCGGCATGAAGTTTTCCTCTGCCGCAGCCAAGAAGCAGTTCGTCGCGGATCTCACCGCGAAGAAGCTACCGCTGCAGGAGGGCAAGCTGCTCGGCATGGAGGACTACGTCAAGCAGTACAAGGAATCAGATCCCGACGCCTTCGCACCGGAAGACGACAAGACCCCGATTGCCGTGCGCGGCAGCGGCGGAAGCGCCGGAGGCAATCCGGACGCCGCTTTGCGCGCCGCGATGGGACTTCCCACCGACAAAAAATAACGAAAGGAAGATAACACAATGGCTTACAACAACTCTATCGCCAAGGCCGAAAAGTACGTGCCCCTGCTCGACGAGGTCTACAAGAATGCCGCTCTCACCGCCGATCTGGACGGTGCTCCCGAGCTCGTGCAGCAGGGCGCCAACGCCAACGAGCTGATCATTCCCAAGATGAGCATGGACGGCCTGGCCGACTACAGCCGCAACGGCGGCTACGTTGACGGCGACGTCAACCTGACCAACGAGACGGTCCAGTGCAACTTCGACCGCGGCCGCATGTTCCAGGTCGACAACATGGACAACGAGGAGACCGCAGGCATCGCCTTCGGCCGTCTCGCCGGCGAGTTCATCCGCACCAAGGTCGTCCCCGAGCTGGACGCCTTCCGTCTGGCTGCCTACGCCTCCGCGTCCGGCATCTCCAAGGTCGCGACTCCTGCGGCTCTGGCGACCGGCGCCGACGTGATCGCTGCCCTCCGCGCCGCTACCAATCAGATGGACGAGGACGAGGTTCCGTTCGAGAACCGGATCCTGTACATCACCCCGACGCTCCTGGGCCTGGTGCAGGACATGGACACCACCAAGTCCAAGGAGGTCCTGGCCCGCTTCTCCAAGATCGTCCAGGTGCCTCAGACCAGATTCTACACCGCGATCACCCAGAAGGACGGCAAGACCGAAGGTCAGACCGGCGGCGGCTATGCCCGTAAGGAGAACTCCCAGGAGTTTATCGCGACCACGAGCCAGACCGACTTCACCGTCACCGCCAAGCCCACCGAGATCCAGAAGGTGACTGTGAACGGCGAGGCCGTGACCACCGGCTTCACCTACACCGCCGCCACTGGCGTGCTGGCCTTCGGCACCGCGCCCGGCAACGGGAAGACCGTCGTGGTGACCTACGACACCGGCTGCGAGCAGAACTTCCTGGTCATCCAGAAGAGCGCCGTCATCCAGTTCCAGAAGCACGTCGCCCCGAAGATCATCACTCCGGAGCAGAACCAGAACGCTGACGCCTGGAAGTACGGTTATCGCAACGTCGGCATTGCCGAGGTGTACGAGAACAAGGTGGCCGGTATCTACAGCCACTACAAGCCGGCGTAAGCCGGGGGAGGCGCTCGCCATGCGCACTGTTGATTACGGCTTTTACACCGAAACGTATCACGGCACGCTGACCGCCAAGAAGTTCAGCGCCCAGATCATGCCGGCCGCCGCCTACGTCGATGATCTGACGATGGGCCGAGCCGCCGGGGCCGATCTGACGGAGCGCGAGCTCCTGCGCGTGCAGCTGGCGATCTGTGCCGCGGTCGACGCGATGGATCTGAACCAGTCGCATGGCGACGTCGTCTCCGAGAGCAACGACGGCGTGTCCGTGCATTACGAATCCGGCGCTTCCGGCATTCGTGAGAAGCAGATCAGAGACGCCGCCGTCCTGTACCTGGCGCAGACGAATCTGCTGTACAGGGGGGTTGGCTGATGCTTTGCTGCAATGAGACCGTCACTATCGTCCGGCATATCGAGACGCCTGAGGGCGACGCCTACAGCTGTGAGGTAATCGTCGGCGTCAGCTGGTTCTCCAAGCGCGGCGCCACCGCCTCCGCTTCCGGTGAGACGCCCACGACCGAGGTCACCGTGCGAATCCCCGCCGAGAACGTCCCGGACGATCTGCCGAAGAAGGGCGATTTGCTCGTCCACGGCGTTCTCGGCGCTTACGAAAGCCGCAACTCCCTGAAGGACATGGAGTCCTTCCGTGTTGCCTTCGTCGGCGACAACCGGCGCACGCGGATCCTGCCGCACGTGGTGGTGAAGAGCCAGTGAAGATCTCTGTCAACAGCACGGTGAATGCCAAGGCCATCCTTGGTAGGAAGAGCCTCGGTCCGGGCGGAAAGCTGCGGAAGTACCTGGCCGCCCGGGTCAAGCTCCATTGCGACCCGTACGTCCCCATGCGGTCCGGCACCCTGAAGAACACCGCGCAGATCAGCTCCGACGGCTCGGAGCTTGTGTACAATCAGCCGTATGCTCACTACCAGTATCACGGCATGGCCATGGCGGGACGTGCTCCAAAGCATTACACCGGCAAGGCCCTGCAGTACCACGGCGCGCCTATGCGAGGAGCGCAGTGGGAAAAGAGGATGCTGGCAGACCACGTCCACGATCTGGAGCAGGAAGTGGCAGCCTATATCAACGGAGGCAAGAGATGACCATTATCGAACATCTGAGACAATACTTTCTCACCTGCACGGTCTTTTCAGGCAAACGCCTGGACATCGACTGCCTGACGTCTGATGTGGAGAGCTATTCCATCGACAGCGTGCCGACGCAGCGTGTGCTGCAGAGATACATCGACGGAGCCACGGTGCGCCGGCAGCTGTTCACGATCTCCAGCAGGGCCTATTACGGTCCGGATCTCAAGCAGCAGCGTGAGAATATCGAACTGTTCGAGGACCTGGAAGACTGGCTCGATGAGCAGAATGCGCTCGGACTGTTGCCGTCCCTTGGCGACAAGCGCCGGGCCCGTTCCCTGAATGTCCTCTCCTCCGCGTATCCGATCGACGTGGAGGATGGAGACCAGGGCAGCACGGCACGCTATCAAATCCAATTCGAATTAATCTATCTACAGGAGGTTTAATCCACATGAAACTGTCTGTTTACATGGCAGCTGTGGTCGATTCCGTCGCCTCGACCGGTGAGCGCACCGGCCGGCAGATGGTTCTGGCCGTTGACTGCTCCGAGCAGGGCAACGACGCTGTCGCCGACTATGCCGTGGTTGCCAACCACATCGAGAATCACGGCGCGGCTCTGAACCCTAAGACGGTGGACAAGAGCTACATCGGCGAGGGCGACAGCACCCTGAAGACCGGCACCCAGCGCACCTTCGATGTCGCAGGCCAGCTCCTGCGCGGCGATGATTTCCACGACTTCATCAACTCCCACGCGATCAAGTACGGCGTTGGCTCCGAGATCAAGCGGAAGTACGTCTACTTCGATCCCGGCACCGGCGACGGCGAGACCGGCACCCTGTCCATCATCGTGAACAAGGACGGTGCCGCTGCCGCTGGCGACCCCGCCGACATCGATGTGCGCCTTGCCGTCGATGGCACCCCGGAAGAGTACGAATACTCCGGCGGATCCAGTACCTGATAAGTACAATGCCCGCGGGTGATCAAGCCCGCGGGCGCATCTTTAGGAGGGCATAACAATGGCAAAGTTTTTCACATTTGCGGATCGGTTCGTGCCGATCCAGTTCTTTGACGAAGATCCCGTCAAGCTGACACTGAAAATCAGCGATGAGACCGACAAGCGCATCATCAAAGCGCAGGAGGCCTTCATCTCAGCAGATAAACACCATGACATGGACAAACGCAGGGATGCCTATCGCGCCGCTCTGGAGGGCTTCATCGGCAAAGAGAACGTCGAGGCCATCCTGTCGCGTACTGATGAGCCGGACGGCTTCGCGATCTATTCTGTCTACAAGTACCTGCTCGACGCCTACGGCGCCCAGAAAGCAAAAAACCTTTCCGC